TCTAGATTATTCTATCTTATTTATTCGGAAAAAGCACGAAAAAAAGAGCACACAACAGTTATAGGCGATACGATAATTTACACTGTTTCACAATACGTTGAAATTTAGAGCTTTAAAGCGAGAGCAAAGTTGACTTTTTACATCGTTTTACAGACATTTACGACATTTTTGCCCCTTTTTTGCCCCTTATAAAACAAAAAAAGCCCGCAAACCTGAGCTTGCGGGTCGTTAAGAAGAAAATTCTCCTTTCTTTATTTTGTAGTAACAATTAGTCCATCAGGTAATACATCAAGCGCCGGTTTATCTGAACGACTGCCATCTTCGTTGACGTAGTACCATCCACCTTCAACTTTAACAAGTTCTTTTGAGGACATTTCGCCGTTCTCTTCTTTGAGATGGTATAGTTTGTCCTTGTATTGAACCCAGCCAGTAACCATTGCTCCTGAAGTATCAAGATAGTACCACTTACCATTCACAAGAACCCAACCAATGGCCATGGCGCCATTTTCTTTTAGATAATACCGCTTACCATCATCCTTCAACCAGCGAGAAGCTATTGAATAACCTCTCTCGTCGAAGTAGTACCAGATACCATCAATCTTTTCCCACTCCTCTTTTGGATAAGCACCATTGGGGTATTCATACCACCATCCAGTATCATTTCTCTTCCATTTTGGCTTAGCTTCTTCATCATCTAGTAAAACAATGTTCTTGTCGTACGGATTTGAAGAGTATTGCCACCATCGAATCCCGTCCATGGATGGAAAATATTCAAAATCAGCATTTCCGTCGTTTAACCCATAGCCAGCGATCCAAAGGCAGTCTGGGAATTTCGCAAGAATCTGCTCATAATAGATATTATTGAGCGTGAATGGCTTGTAGCTGTAATAGATTGGCTCATAGCCATTTTCTTTGAGGATTTCCATAAAGCGAATACAAGCATCAGTATTTGCTTGCATGTCGTCGCTTGCGTGGTCTTCATAGTCCAGCACAAGATACTTAACTTTTTTAGGAACATTGTCCAAGAAGTATCGTGCTTCTCGCTCGGCTTCTTCTACGTCTCCGCCAAACCAAGCGAAATGATAGAATCCAACAGGATTTGATTGCTCAACTTGAGCAGACAGGCAAGGGTTTAGGTAGTTTGTACTCTCTGAAACCTTTATGATTGTATTTTGTGTGCCCATATCAGCCAGAATACCTGTAATATCGTATCCATTGTGACTAGATACATCGATGAATAAGTCGTTTTTCTTCATTAATTTTCTCCTAATCCTCACTTGGTTCTGAGTATTCCAATGCTCTTTTACTATCAGAGATTCCTGATGTTGTTGGGTCTGGAATGATATTTAGGATATTTACAATTGTCAACCCCACAAGATAAGGGTTCGCAAAGAATTTGCCAAGCAAGTCTAAAATGACTCCCCAACTGACCAAGTCCTCCAGTTTAAGATTGAAATATGCGAGAATTGGCAAAGCTAGTGCGAATGCTACTCGCAATAAGAATGTTTTATTTTTTAAATTAAATCGTACTTTCCAGTTAATCATGTTTATTCTCCTTTATTTTTATCTTCGTCTTTTTCAAGTAATCGCTGAAATACTTTTACAATTGGCTGAAAAAGAGTGACATTTCCTTTTAATTTGCGGTAATTTTCAATTAGAGATTGAAAAGTAAATGCGATGTACCCGAGATAGATCGAGTACAAGAATGCGAAGCCTGTTTTTTCAGGTAAAAGCACGGACATCGGAATGAGGATCATCAGTAAGAGAACCCCTAAAACTTTACGAAGTAGCCCATTGATGCCGATTTTGCTTTTATACTCGATGTCAGGATTGGCAATAGCAGCAATCGTTCCTGTCACAAAATCAATGATTTCCATTGAGACAATCAATGCCAGGGCGTACAAGACCAGACCATCTTCAGTCTGAACAACACTTCGAAAAAAATTGAAAAATTCTATTTGCATATACACCTCCTTAATCGATTCTAGGCATGACAACAGTCAGCACACCTTGCTGAAGCATATCAGAGAGCCCTTGATCCTTGTAAGTATAGCCCTCTGTTGCCTGCATTTGAAACTTGAAGATAGTCAGTGTACCTTTTGGCCACTTTGGATTGGTATCAAACGGATAAGCGCCTGAGATGATGTCTCCGTTTGAGTAGCGTGTACTCTTGACAAGTGGCTTGATGAACCCAGCAACCTTGTTGTAAGCATGAGTAGGCATTCCACCGTTTTGACTAATAGCAAGAGCTGTTAGAATTTCGGTAATTTCTGAAATGGCATTGAGATATTGCTTGTTCTCAGTTGCAGCCTGTTCTACCTTTGTCACGCTCTCTTGGTTTTTCTGAATTTGCTCATTCACCTGGTTAAATTTTTCATTCTCTGCTCGGTTTGGGAAATTCTCTTGATAAAGAGCCTCCAGAGCTAACTCAAAAAGCTCGCTATTTGATAGGCTGATTTTATCAGCTGGTAGCATGATAGGTACGATAGCACCGTCTGCATTGACAAGTGTGATCTTTGTAGCGGTTGCTGTTCCGCTGCCGTCATATTCCAAGGACTTTGTCCCGTATTCTAGTTTCATATTTCCTCCTTTTTAAATTTTGAATGAAACATTATCAAAGTTGAGCCATGTAGCGTCAACGTTCCCCTTGACGACTACGTTACCTCCTGGATAAATCCCGACAACGGCAGGGCCATAGTCATTGTTTAAAGCGGTTTTGAATAGCGTTGTGGATGGTCTGAAATTTTCAGGCAAAGTAAAGATAATTGACTCACGGGTAGTCTTTCCGCCTTTACAAGTACCTTTTAAATAAACAATACCGTCAAATGTTTTTGAAAATTGGACATTTCCATAATCGCTATGATGGCTCCACCCATTTTGTAAATTGGCATTTTGCCAAGGCGTTGGATTGCTTTCTGTTTTCGACAAAGCTACATAGTCAGAGTTGTTAGTGGATTTTGATTGCTGCACTAGATAGCGCCATGGCCTCCAGTTATTATCAAAGCCATTCTCTCTAACTGCTATATACCCAAGCGATGTGGTGAAACGTTGAATACATTCCTGAGAATTAGGGTTAGGTCTGAATACTTCTAACATCCCCCAAGCGCCAAAAGGATTGTTGGGAGAAGTCCCATCTATCCACCAAAAACCAGTATCTTTCATGCTATTGAAATCCTGTTTGATGAGTTTTCCACATCCGTTACCATCCGTTAGCTGGTATTGCTGAATAGGCTTGCTGTTTGAGTAGATATCACCCAGAACATCTACCGAACCTGGTTTCCCAAATTCTGCAACCTTACCGATGCCTACACGCCCGTTCTTATCATAGGACATTACTACGCTTTCAGTTGCTACTGTTGTAGAAAATTCAACACTTGTAAACTTGTCCTCAAGCTTACCAATAATCACAAAGGATTTATTCGATGGATAATTCCCCGCCATGTTAGCAGCTGAATTAGTCAATGTATGAATACTTGTAAAATTACCAGATGCACTACCATTATCATCCGTGAAATTCTCATTACCTATCTGAGCAACTTTGAAAGTTAAGGACATTACATTTCTTTGTTTTCCTGACTGCATTATAGGGGCTATTCGGGCATTTCTTAACACTTGCAATGTATTTGGATTGCCTCTAGTTCTAAGCGCGGAGAAGCTAAAAGAGGGGGCATAATACTCAATCACGTTGATAGTAATCTCTTTAGTATCTGATTGTTTACCCCGACTATCGACAACATAAGCTCGAATGGTCGCCAAACCGCTGAAGTTCATGATACCAAAACTACCACCGTTTTTAGTTACGACCATTTTTTTATTAACAATTTCAGCTCGATATCCTGTAATAGTAGATCCATAGGCGCCAGACGCATTGTTGAAGTTTACTTGGATATCTGAAATTATTTGTAAAAAGTCATTTCCACTCAAAAGCTGTCTTGCGACCGTATTCATGTCAGTTAATGAAAGACCTGTGAAGGTAGGCTTTACACTGTCTGGGATTTTAAAGTACCATCCATTCGAATAGACGTCGCTGCCTATTTGAGTAGTTCCATTATATGTTCGAATACATATATCCATCACTCCCGAACTTGTTTTAGGCAGGTATCGAGCCAAGTCAAGCTGAGGAGTAAATGAAACGCTAGTAGTATGATTTTTCCCCAAGTCTATCCAATCGCTTCCAAAAACTCTATACCAGACCTGATGAGTAAAGGAGTTCACTTTTCGATTAAATATGACGGTATGAAGTGACCCTAAATTTCGATTCCCCTCTAAGCTAGAAATTTGCGTAGACCTAGGAATTTTGTCGAATGTATAATTCGTCGAAATTGTAATGTTGCCATGAATTCCGTTGTTAGCGTCAAAAGATGCCCAGACAGACATAGTCTTTGTTCCGTCACTATTGTGAGGAATAGTAGCTTCACCAGACGCGAGAGTAGTTTCTTGCCCCTCTGTCTCGAAACTTAAATTGCTCTTATATACACTTGAACCATTTAACCACACAGATAAAACACTTCCGTTTTCTGCGTTCCAAGTTCGGTAACCTCCATCTCGGTCTACGGTAGCTCTCCAACTAACTTTAGAGGAGTTGTTAGCGATGTCCTGACTAACTTGTTCAATATAAATATTCAAGTGCAATGGGCCACTAGAATTAATAAATTTAGTCATTTTCCTCTTTTTAACCTCCTACATAACGAACAACATTCACATCTTTGTCAAGATAATACTGTTCTGTTCTAAAGCGTCCAATTTGAATTGACGCGGTAAAAATCCCGTTGTCAATATGGATTACACCTTGCGAAATATACATTACCTCCTTACCTGCAGAAAACATGGAAATTCGATCATGACTGACTTTGATTGATGAACTAGCATCGTTCTTTCCAATGATGAACCCCTCATTTGAAGCACTCATATAGGTATCAATGAACTTTTTCAGCTCTTTCAAGCCACCAAATTCTATTGTTAAAAAATCAATTCTCCTGCCTGCTTCGATTAAATCAGATTCAGATTTTTTTTGGCTGTCTGCATTTGATTTTACCAAAGCATTATAGGCCTTTTCTAAATCACTAAGTTGATCCATTGTCGCTTTAGCTTTTAATTCCACGTCATGAAGTTGAGCTTTTTCAGCTAGAGCATTAAGTTGCTCCTGAGTTAGTCCTTGGTCAGCCTTGGAGTCTATGTCCTTCTGGATATCTTCGGTAGCTTCTGAAAAGTCTGTAGAAACTGTTCCTACCTCTACTTTGGGAAAGGCAATCCAAACAGTAGCAGCAGTGAAGACATGTAAAATCAGCTCATTAGTTGCATTTGAGTTTTCTTTTTTCGTCAACTCAATGTCATAAAATTTCCAATCCGTAGTCAGTGAGACACCTTGTATAGTATTTCTATACCCTGCTCTAGCTTGAAAATTCGTATTATTGACAGTAGATTTTGCCCAAAAACTAAACCGAACAGATTTATTTTTCATTTCGTCAACGGTGCCTAAACGTGTATCTCCACCGGTTCTAAACGTAACTTTTTGATTAGTCGCTTTACCATTATAAGTAGATACAATTTTCAAAGTATTAGCTCCTCTGAATTTGCTATTAGTATCTATGCTTAAGGTAAGCTGTCCTTGTGTTTGCTCCTGACTATCATCTAAAAAGTAAGTTGAGTATCGCTCTCTTAGACTACGTTTGAATAGTGAATTAAGAAAGAGATTTCTTCCACCAACCTCAACTTTAGCCCAACGATCAACCCATTTGTATTTAGTTTTATCTGGGCTATCAGGTTTCTCATAATCTGAATAATGACCAAAATAACGCTGTCCGTTATCTATCGTTGTCAAACCAGAACCATCCGCATTGTCAGAATACGCAAAGTGAACATAAGGCGTTCTTCCATCTGCTCCAGCTTTACCTGGTAGCCCATCAGCGCCATCACGACCTTTCCATCTCGTCCAGCGATAGTCAGCAGGGTTGACGCTGTCGGTTGAGTTGAAATCAAAGTACACCCCAATATATGCCTTGTCGGCGTTTGTCTGGCTAAATCCACTACCTGAGATAGTATCGGCGTAGGCAACGTGAGTATACTGTGTTCGACCGTCAGCTCCTTTAGGTCCTGGGATACCTTGGTCGCCCTTGACACCTTGCAAACCTTGGAGCCCTTGTAAGCCACGCTCCCCTTTCTCCCCTCGATCTCCTTTAGGACCTATTGCTCCCTGTGGTCCAGGGTCGCCTTTAGGGCCTCGCAAACCTTGGATACCAGGCACCCCCTGTTGCCCACGTTCCCCCTGAGGTCCAGGAGTCAGTTCAATTTTTTTTAGATCTTCTTTCGTTGCTACGTCTTTAGAATTTATTGTGAGCTTATCAATGTTCATCACAACTTTGCCGTCACGTACGGAAACAATCTCTTGCAAACCATTCATGATTCGCAAACGTGCTAAATCCAGATCTCCAGCAGTTATATTTTTGGCATTTAATGTAATGTAATTACCAATTGCTGCGGAGACTTTTTTTGCTAGCAATTCATCCGTGGTTATCGTATCGACAATTTCTCCGACATTAGCGCTGTCTGCCTTTTTGACCCATGAACCTTCTACACGCTCCCACATTTCAACATAACCACCATTGGGTTTAAACCATATATCTCCATTTTTGGGGTTAGTAGGGCTTGATGTATCAAGATACATACTACCTTGTTTAGTGATAAGTTCGTCTAAATACTCTATTTGACGTTGCATGGCTCCTTTATATTTATAAGTACCTTGTGCAACTCCAGCAGCATTTCCACTACTATGGGCAGATAAACCACCATCAAACGAAAGTTTGTAGGACAACATTGGAATGTCAAAATAGATATTTTCATCCCAGTGTACTGTAACCCAATCGCCAGCTTCTATAGCCATATCACCACGCCAGGACAATGTATATGGATAAAAGTTAAAGTCTCGGTATTCATTGAAGACACGATCCAGAATTTCTTGTGTAACCCATGGATTTTTTAACTTCATGATATTACCTGTGGACAATCCCGATTTATACACAACCTTATCAGCAGACTCACACTCAATACCTTTCAACCTGTAAGGTATCTCATCGCGTTCTAATCCACCAGGTTTGTACATATCTTTAGTAATATGTCTCGATGTCGTCTTTAATTTGATAAAATCAAGCTTCCCATTACGATTAAATCTGACGAATCTTCCTGATAATTGTGCCAAGTAAACCAACGCCTCACGATAACTTGTTTTTTCTAGTTTCTTCGCAACTCGATCATTTACTAATTGGATATTAGTATCTGTCGTGATACCTGTCAATCTCACGATTTCGGCTAAAATATCCCTTGTATAAGCTGGATAAGTAAGCTGACTATCATAAGCACCAGATAATCTAATAAACTCGTCCTGTAGCTTAATTTTGGTCTTTTTATCATTACGGTCTAGCTTGACCTCGGCGACGAAAAACTTGCCAAGTGGGACGGCTTTACCCGCAATCATTACCGACATTGTTGCAGGCATCATTTCTTGCAGACCTTCAATAATCTCTTTAATTTCAATTTCTAGGCTGTTGATGTATCCACCACCAATTGTAAAATCATTACTATTACCGATGGAACTATCGTAAGTAGCTGATGCAATTTTGGTTTTTGTGTATCTCTTACCGTTTAAGTCAAAGTTAGCCTCAAACACACGCAGATGGTTCTCTATTGCTTTGATATAATCTGATGTTACTTCTAGCATAATCCCTCCTACTGCTCGATAATAGATACAGATAAGCCGTTGTAATAGGTCACACCGTCACTCAGACGTCCCATTACTGTCTCTGTGATAGTTCCACGGTAACCAGTGATAGATTGTCCTAAAATGTTTGCAGTAAAAAATCCGGCTACCAATTTAGACTTGATAAGATTTCTTTCTGCTTCTGTGATAATTCCCCATTTGATGGAGAATGTACGTTTTTCTGCAATGACGTCACCCGTCATCAATCCACTAGCACTACGACCGGTAGAAGATGACCAGATAATCTCATTATTGATACTGATTTCAACTGGAGAAGCAAGAGCTACTCCACCTACTGATATTTCACTCATGCATACCTCCTAAATCATGAGGGGGGATTCCCCTGTTTTAATTGCAATTTCATTGATTTTATCTACAATTTTCTTGGTGATTTTATCACCATCAATTGTCAAATCAAGAGCACGAACCGCTTGCAACAACTGTGTCAGTAAGGCTAGAACTTCTGGTCCACCGCCATTATTTGACAATTCTGCTGCACGACGTGCCATTTCAAGCATTTTATTTTCCGGAGCAACGATCTCACCGTAATGCTTGTTGTCACCAATCATGGCAATTTGTGGTGTGTTAGCCTTAACAAAGCCACCTTGAGCAAGTCGAGGTAGTCCAATGTAACTAAATCCACCGATATTTACACCAGGTAATTTATTAATCACGCTAATAGCGCCATTGAGTAAGCTGATACCACTATTGATTGTGCTTTCTACCGTGCCAAGCACCCCGTTAATAACGCTACGTACAGCACCGCCAATGGCACTCCCTACCATGGTTCCAACATGAGTAAACGTTGAGCGTATTTGCCCCCAAAGTCCGCTAAAGAACCCGATAATGCCCGAAAATGCATTCTTGACATTGTTATATGCCTCACGGAATTTTGATGAAAACCACCCTGGTATACTAGCAAGAGCAGATTGGATATTACTCCACTTCCCAGCAAACCAACTTGCAATAGGATTGAAGATACCTGTCAAACCTGTCCACGCATTGCGGAATTTTTCTTTGAACCAATCAGGAATCGAAGCAAGATTGCTTTTTAACTCATTGTAGCGTTGAGAGAACCAAGAACCTATTTTGCTAAAGATGTTTGTTAGCCCAGTCCATGCTTTTTGGAACATGTCAGTAAACCATGCCCCAATATTAGCTAAAGCACTAGTCACGTCGGCCCAACGTTGTCCGAACCATGAGCCGATTGGCGTGAAGATATTAACGATAGCGTCCCATGCTTTCTGGAACATGTCGCCAAACCACTTAGCCACGTCTGCTAAAACAGTTGTGATGTCGTTCCAGCGTTCTGCGAACCATTCGCCAAGAGGTGTGAAGATAGCTACAATGCCATCCCAAATTCCTTGGAAGATTGCCACAATTGTGTCCCAAATGAACTTCAGAACTGCTACTGTTAAATCCAACAATCCAGTTAAGATTGTAGACAAGATGTTCATGATGGCATCGCCCGTTTCAGTGAAACCGTCGAAAATCTTGCCCATATCACTGGTAAGAATACCAGTGATAATATCAAACACGCCCTTTAGGAAGTCAGCTATGCCTCCTAAAACATCAGAGATAGTGTTAGATAGAACACGCCAAACTTCTCCTATGTATTCAATTGCAGGAGCCAAAACTCTTGTCAATTGCTCTACGATAAAGCTGATGATTGGTGCCACGTAGGCATTGATGACTTGCGACATCTCTTGGAAACTTGCAACCATATCCAAAATCTTTTGGATCAGCGGTGAAATGTGCTTGCCAATCGTATCTGAGAATCCTTGACCGATTTTCTTGATAACGGGCTGTATATGATTATTCCAACCGTTCACAAACACACCAATAATGCTAGATATGGCTTTAGTCGATGATTCAATTGTCGGGCGAATGTATTGGTCATACACACGGCTGATTGAATCAGACATGTCATTGATTGCTTGTTCAGCACTTTCAAAGACTGGAGCAATGTCGGATAGAGTTTCTGAAATGATACTTGCCACCCCTGGCATATTATCAGTAATTATTCGCTCGATGCCTTGCATAAGGTCACCGCCGAGTTTGAAACCAATCTCTACAATGCTAGCCTGAATCGCTAGAACAGAAGATGCGATTGAACTACCAATACGAATTGCACCAGTAGAGGTCATGACATCATAAAAGCCGTCTGCGAATGCCTGAGCGATATTCCCAGCCGATGCAAACATATTACCTGTGTTCTCAAACTGAGCCACTAGAGAGCGGATAATACGCTCTTTTTGGCGTTCTAATCCATTGGCTATACTTTCTGCGATAAAGACTCCTATCCCGAGAGCAACTGTCCCTATCGAGCCAGCAAACTGCCCTAGAGCATAAGCTATCTTATCAAGCATAGTTTGAAATGAAGCAACAACTTTTGGATCTGTAAAAATCTCTTGAAGTACTTCGCCGATTCGTTTTAAAGCACTCTGAAGTCGTTCAATGCCATCAAATCTAAATGAAGCATTGAAACCGTCCTGGAACAATTTGACGAGTTCAAGCAATCGTTTAAATAATCCATCAAATAGACCGTCTAATTGATTACCGCCTTCAGCAATTTTTCCCATGTCAACTTCAGCGCCTTTAGGTGTTCCACCACCTCCGCCGCCAGAGCCACCAGGACTGCCTCCAGAATCTCCACCACCGTCTCCGCTATCGGATGAGTCAGATAGTTTATTGATTTGGTCAAATCCCATGAGAGATTTCATTTCTTGTGCAGCTTTCTTAGCTGCTTTACCAGCTCCATCCGCAGCCTTTCCGGCTCCTTTGGCTGCTTTTCCTAAATTGCCCGCTCCTCCTGCTGCACCATCAGAAGCCTCTCCTAAATTACCAACTGCATCAGCTGTTTCTTGAATACCAGAGCCTTTCATAGACTTCTTGCCAGTAAATAACTCCGTCAATGCTTTAAAAGCATTACCTACTGTAAGCAATTTACTGAGCAAAAAGTTAATGACTTTGATGACAGGGGTAAAAATGTTGATCAAACCAGCTCCGACGCTTGCCATAAAGCTTTCGAACTGTAGCTTCATGATCCTGACTTGATTAGCCCAGCTATCCGATGTCCTAGCGAAGTCACCACTAGCTAGCGAAAGTTTGTCTGTTACAAATGCAAACCGCAAAGCAACTTTTTCAGCCTCAGACATTTCTTGTGTCGTCTTTCCAAAGCCGTTAGCCATTGCATACGCATCAAGTGCCGATTGAGTCATAACGACACCTAAATCTTTAAGCGTCTCTGTTTCACCAGTAAAGACTGATTTCAGCTTTGTGTAGGCTTCATCTTGACTAATATTATAAAAAGATGCCACATCGCCCGCTAAACTAGTTAAAGCTGTCGACATCTCGTAAGCTTTTTGTTCGCTGAAACCAAAAGCTTTCGTCATCGCACCGAATGTACCGGTGTATCGTTTTGCCATGGTCTCTGATAACCCAGAGGTATACATAGCTTGTTTTGCAAAGTCATCGACTTGCTTGCTCATGCGTGGGAAAGCAACGTCAACAACGTTTTGTACTTCGTTGAGATCTGAGCCGAGCTTGATAGCTTGAGCTCCGAAATCAACAAGTTTCTTGATTGCAAATGCTCCTGCAAGCATCTTGGCAGCTTTCGTTGCCATCCCTTGCAAGCCACTCATCTGGCCTTTAAATTGTTTGTCGTTGACGACAAGGTCAAGACCAATTTGACCAACTGTCTGTGCCAATAGCTATCACCTCCTACTTAGCCATCTCAACAAAGGCTTGTTTTAATTCTTCAAGAACTTGAGTCAGATCTTGTTCAGTTTTCTCCTTGGCAAGTCTCAATCTCCATTCGTTTCGAATACGGTGCTGACCTTCTGAAAATACTTCTAGCATTTTAGGGTCATCTTCGCTTCGAATTTGGACGATTCGACCAAGCGGTGTTTCTCCGGACAAACCAGCTAAGAGAGCCTTGAACTCTTTCCACTTCATATTCTTAAATTCATTAGAGTATACAGATAAGCCATACTGTGTCCTAAGAGAACTGACGATTAAATCGAAATCCTCAAATAGGTCATAGTATGGCTCACTGTTCTCCCATTTCTTCTTCACCCATTACCAATGTCATCGCAGCTTCAATAACTGTAGTTAAATCAGCAAAGTTCAAACGCATTTTATCAAGTGTTTTACGACTATTCTCAGGGAAGATTAGCTCAAACATTTCCATCATTTTTTTGGCAGATGGAGTGCCTTTTTCATCGCCAATAGTCTGCATCAGAGTCAGTACAGTTGTTGCATCTGTATTGACTTCAATTTCAGCATCTTTAATTTTCAATTTTGGATTTTCTTCAAAATTAAGTTTTTCTGTAATATCAATTACTTTTGCCATTATTCAAATTCCTTTTCTTCAGATAAAATATTGATCAGTACTTGACCAGTTCGATTTTCTTTGGTTGCCATAGCTTCGATTCGCTCCTTGGATTTACCACTTAAATCAACGGTATCTCCAGCCTTGTATTCGATACCTGTATCGATATCAATAAAAGCGACGATTGCTGTTGCGTTGGTTTCTTCAGCTTCAACCATATTTCCTCCTTAAAAATAAAAAGAGGGTCGAAACCCTCTAAATTAACCTGCTGGCACCACTTCCGGTTTACCATTTGACATAACGTCAAATGACAATGGTGCAACACCAGTTGAATCCCCTGAAGCAAAGTCCTTAAGATTGATAACCGCGTCTTTAAATTTGACTTTTGTTCCATCTGGGAAAGTCCATTGAAAGTCCGCTTCAGAATCACGACCATTTTTGAAGGCAAGACCTGCGATGTAGTCGTTTCCTGCATCACCTACATTTCGTTTACCAGAAACAGAAATTGTAACTGACTTTGCAGTCATCAAACGACGTGTCCAACCTGCTTGATCAAATGGTTTCCATTCTTCAACACCATTGTCAAATGATACTGAGAATGATTCCATATCTGCAATATTAACAAGTGATTCCAGTCCTGCAGTTCCTTTATTTACTTGGAACTGATTTTCATATACGGGGAATACCCCAGTTTTCTGAGCCATTAGTTGCCCTCTCTTTCTCTTTCGTAATATAAATCAAGCTCGATAACACGCTCATACACGTTATTATCATCTGTTCCTACGTCCACAGGCTCGTTCTGTAACAAAGCGATCATCTTAATAGGTGTTTCACCAATAACAACCGATTCTGCCTCAAATAGACGATTATAGAGGTACTGAGCACGCTTCTCTGTCTCATTCGCATTCTTGTTCCAGTGAATTAAAATGCTGATTGATTTGACATCATAGCTTGCCAGTGATCTGCCTCCGATTGCTACCCGAGGACCATCGATTGTCTTTCGTTGATAGATTCCTATACTGTTTTCTTGCTTATTATCGAGCTTGCCAATGTAGTAGTTGTTAGCTGCATTAAATGTTTTAATCCAGTCACGGACTTCAGCTAGTGTAATCATGCTTAAACCCCCGTGATTTGTTTGTAAAGTTGCCCGTAGGCTTGTTTTATTTTGTGTGACTTCTTGCCACCATCGACCCAGTCCTCAAACCACTTTCCTTTTGCATGAGGATTTTCTTTCGTCTGGAATTTATATTCAGGATGAAAGTACAATCGTCTTGCGTAAGGAGTAGAATGTACCAGGCTTACTACTCCTTGGGATGAACGTGAGTAGTCTGGAGCCATTGCATCTCCTTGCAACACACCTTTATCAAAAGGCACTACCTGCGCCTGCACAACTTCTGTATGCAGGTATTCAGCAGTCTGTTCCAGTGCTATGATTTGAGCTCTTTCCAGTTTGCGGATAGTGCCAAAATATAGCTTTACTGTAGACTTCGCAAACATAGCATCACTCCAATCCGATGTAAGTATAGTTAACAGTCCCGTCTGGATTTCTAGCTTTCCGACTATCGGCAATCCTCCTGGCAATACCAAATACAATTGCAGTCCCTCCGCTTAATGTAGCCAAATCCGGTGCAATATCACCAACAAAATAGGCTGACCCAGTAATTTGGACCAGCTTCTTCTGCTCAGTTAGGACTGTTTTGACACCGTCCTGATAATTGCATTTTAGATTTTCTCTAAACGCCTCCAAAGGTTCGCCGTCTTCAGAAACTCCTTCTTGGTTGACTGTGATTGTGATTGGTATCTGGCAAAATTGAGGTAAGACAAGTTGTGGAAATTTCATCAAATAACCCTCCTCGTCAATCCTGTTTGTTTCAAAAGTTCATAGGTTTTGCGATAAATAACAATACCTTGCTCTGTAGCAATATTCCAATTTGATCCAAATTGCATTGACACACCATTAATGCTGTAGTTTGAAACTGTAGTAGCTATCAAATCAGCATTAACCTCCTCAAAGTCAACAATCTGACAACAAGCCTTTTGGATAACTTCCTGCTGAAATGGTGTCAGATTGTCGAATCCAATGCCACGGATTCGGTTGAACGTAAGTATATCAATCTTGTCAGAAGCTGATTTAAGTTTGCTAGCCAGAACTTCTGGATCAGCAGAAATCACACCAACAAACGTCTTTTTGTAATAATCTGGACTAGCATACATGACTGTTACTCCTTAGCTCCTTTGAGCTTCTTGATCTCATCCTTAGCATTTTTCAATTCAGCCAAAACTTTTTCGTGCTCCTCTTTTGACACCTTGTCTACAGATTCACCATATTTAAGTTCACCATCTTCGTAAACTTCAAAGCCACGACCAACAAAATCATTGATCGCTGACTCATCGATATCATAGACGCGAGCGCCCTTAATTGCTTTTAATGCCATATACTACACCATCCTTTCTTACGCTGCCGCGTTGATAAAGATACCCGCTGCTTTATTCTTAATCAAGAACGCATCCATGTAGAAGCGAGATTGGAGCAAGTAGTTGTCAGCTGTACGTGAGTCATGTCCTGGTGTAAATACTTTGATGTAAGAGTATTTTTCACGAGCAACTTCACAAGATGGGTGGATTAAGATGAAGTTCATTTGTTTCGCTTCATCTGTTGCGACACAACCATTTGTAAAGTTGTATTGTGATTTCATGCGAGCTGATTGCACTTGTTTGATTTTAACGTCATCAAGGCTATAGATAGAGCGTTTGACGTCACCATTTGAACCATTCACTCCTAGCACACGTTGGATGTCTTTAGCCTGTTTGAAGAGCTTGTTGACAGCTGGAGTGACGTACAAAATGCGACCTTCAGATGGGACGCCTGCTTCGTCCATTTTTTCCATGGCATCATCAAATTTTTGCAAGATATTTTCTGCAGTCAATGTTGTAGTGTCGATAGTAGCACCGTTAGCAGTATACTTACCTGCTTCTGTGTAGAGTTTTGAGAACACGTAGCAATCTTTTTCAGGAATACCTTGTTCAGTTTCCAGAGTGTTTTGAACATTGGCAATAGAGACGACAAGGTTTGTTTCATCAACATCCATAGGATCGATTGCAAATTCGATGTCGCGGTCATGTTCTAGCTTTTTTGGTTCCCATTCGTTTGAGATTGTTCCAGAATTAAAACCAATAGTTTGACGATTGTGGTCTTTGTAACCAGACACTGTGATATTTGGCAGCTTGATTGTTTGAGCGTTGATAAATTTCACTTGCGGATTTGAGTTAAACAAATCTACAGACGCAAGCTCTTTTGCATATTTTTGATGCAAAGCTTGTTCGAATTGTTCTGCGTAGTTATAAACTGTCATAATTTAATTCTCCTTTTTTTAAAGACCAAACGCTGCAGCAATGGCATCAGTTTGGCTAGTTTGTTGTGTTTTACCGGTAGATCCGATTTGTTGAAACCCAGTTGACTCTTCTTTGTTTGGCTTCAGTGCAGGAACGTCTTCCAACACTTTTGCGACAATAGCTTTGAAATCTTCTGGTTTCGATTCAAGTGTGAGAGTTGATGTATCAGCCAATTTCATCACATAAGGTAGTACACCAACAGGCAATCCTTCCTCGATTGCTGCTAATTGTAGATTTCGCTCTAAATTAGCTTGCAATGCACTTGCTTGCGCCTGCGTTAACTGTTGCTGTAGCGATGTGACGTCTGGTGTTGCATCAGCTTTCTGCGACTTAAAAGCAGTAATAGCTTGAGCCATTTCTTCACCGCTCAATCCTTGCTGCTTAAAGTAATTTTTTAGCACGGTGTCTTCAGCAACCTTTTGCTTGCCTTCGACAATGCTAGCGATTTTGTCATAGTCAATCTCAGGAGTGCTAGCTGGTTGAGTTTGGCTTGACGTGTCTTGTCCACCTGCAGAGCCAGTTCCTGTATCTGCATTATGGAAAAATAGTTTGCGTTTGAACATAGCGTTCTCCTTTCAGTTTTAAGGGTGTCTCCCTATTTCAGTTATTGTCACTGGTGTCTCCACGTAGTTTTTAGTCTTCGGACAAAAAGAAAACCGTATGGAATCCCGTACGGTTAGGTTTTATAGTTTAATTTCTTCAATTTTCGCACGTTGCTCTAGAGTAGAAAGATAATCCCACATAACTGAACGCTGGCGTTTTAACAAATCAATAGGACATTTAGGTTCAAACTCTAACTGTCCTTTCTCGTATTTGCCAATCATCATATCCAACTTTTGGAATCGTTCTTTCAATTCATAGTATTCTTTTTTAAATCTTACTTTCCAATCTTCCATATCTTTATTCCTTTCAAGCATAAGAAAACCGCCTCGATTTCGATGCGGTTTATAGCAATTTATAGTAATTTATAGCAGTCTATTCCTGCAAGTCAAGATGTTGGATCACCTCCTAATCTTTAATGGCACGATTTGAAACCTTGGCGTAAACATCCACATAAGTCTCATTCTTGTCTCCGTTATGCGTGATTTCTGCATAATTTCCACAAGGTTCGCTTGATGTAATTGCGTTCGTACTAACAAGAACTTTCCAATTTTGCAGGGTCTTGCTAAACCAAACTACAAAGCAGTCTTCTGCTTTGATTTCACGATCTGATAAGCGCGAAAATTCTTGTGATGCCAATTGTTTTGCTTTTTCTAACATTTCATTCCTCCGTTTTTTCATATCTGAGTACAGAAAAAGCACCTTGTCGGCGCTCTGTGATATTAACAATCGTAAAATACATACTTCTCACGTTGCAGTCTACGTCTTTTCTCATCTGAATCATAGCCGTACTCATCTGCAAAATAATCGTATTGATCTTTGATACATTTATCTAGTTTTGCTTCAAAGATATCACTCTCTTCTTGTGGTCCGTAGATAGCCGCTGCAGGAAAAATCGGGGCTACTAAACGATACCCAAAGATGTCGCTGAATGTATCTGCTTTTTCTGCTACACGTAGATAGCTTTCGATAATCCGCATGACTACCTCTCCTTTAGTTTATTTATAATATAATTATAACTCTCAGGAAAAGTTTTTTCAAGTATTTCTCTGCGTTCATCATCAAATTGTGCCTCAAACACATGCGCAAAAAACTCGCTCTCTATATTTCCTTTTTTCTCCCAGTAAACGAGCGAGTGCGAATACTTGCCTTGTATTCTACCTTCACTCAACGCGCCTAATATATCAGATGCCGAAGAGGCTTTATCGTTGATATGGATTGCTTCGAAAATAGTCTCATCAGATAAATTGATAAAGTCTTTACGTAGGAGTTGAAGGATTTTTTTATCCTTTGTGAATTCCCAACCCAGCTTCTCATCTATTTGGTGACCAAATTCATGAAAATAACCAGTACCAGGTCCGCGAGGGTCGTCTACGTCCTTATACATGTTCAGGAAGAGTTTTCCAGATTCATATCTCACAACTCCTGTTTCTGCAATAGTTGCAATCGCCGACTGGTCGGCTAGTCTTGCAAACAAGTCTTGTCCAAGCTCTGTACCATCCTTGAATTTTTTTCGAGTCGCATCGATATACATGTGTCGTGTCTCTGCAGCAATCTTCTTCGAAGCTACGCCACTAGTATCTCTAGGCAATCTCTGACGATTGATGAATTTCTTGTAATCACTATCACTTTCGAGTGAAAGTTCTTGGTATAATTTGTATCCTTTTTCCGCTTCAAAGTATTTCAGATTTTCTTCTGCATTAGACTTAAGTTTAGACCATTCTTCCGCCCTTAATGTGTACTTATGAACATTGTCTTCATCGAGACTGAACTGCGATAATCTGCTAAAGCGTTTCTCCTGTCGCTTAGCATGCTGAACTTTGTTGTCCAGTAACTGTCTTTCCTTTATGTCGTCCAATTCCTGATTTGTAAATATTTTCTCTGGCTCGCTACTGATCCCAGGGAAATAAGTTGTATGCTTATCTTTGCAGTTAGGGTGATACAAACCAGCTGCCATTGCAGAACTTAACAATGGATATGGACCATCATCCGCACTGCCTCCTGACCAGACATCATCAATCAATACTTTACCTTCAAAAGGCATACACAGAGGACATGCATTCGATCGCTTGTTTAAGATAACAGTATGAATTCCCCACTCCTGGCGCTTGACTCCCTCACCCATTAGGTAGGCTCTTTTGGTTGCTGTCCGAATGGCCATGTCAGCATACGATACAATATTGACCATGGCGCCGTTACTGTACTGGATGGATGTGATTCCCCGACTTAGAAAATCTTTGGTGGCCATATCTACTGATTGCTCATAAGTCTTAGCTCCTGTGTTAGCTGCTACCTGAGCATCAAATATTGTGCGCCTGTACTGGTCGTCTGTATACCGCAATACAGCATGCTCTGCCGTCTTCATATCATGCTCGACCGAGTTAAGTAACGCATTCAACTTTCGTTCGTTGATAGCAAAAAATGAAGCCCCTAGGTTATCTTTTCCACTGTTAAATTCAAAACCGTTCTTGATAGCTTCCAGGATAGACATTTCCTCATCATCCATGCCTTGCCTATAGGCTTCTTGTATAGCTGTGGAAATCTTGCTATTGATATTGGCAAACTCTTTGCTATATTTTTTGGCATTAGCTCGCTTAAATCGTTCAAGCTCCTTCAATTGAGCGACCTGCCATTGTTCCCATTCAAACCCTTCAGCAGTTTCCTCTGCCTTATGCCTTCCGAGATTTCTAATCATGGAATCAAGCAGATCGTTTTCGATTCGCTCAAATGCTTTAGATACATCATAAGCCATTGCAGTACACCTTAAAACCTTGCGCCTTAAAACCTCTCAATTGTCGTTTCAAAGCTGTTTTACTAGGCATTTTGAGGTTGAGCATATCCAACTTGTTGTTCTTCTCAACAGCATAGATACCGAACTCTACATTATCGCTCACTATCTGTAGAAGTCCCTGCGCTTCCTTCTGACTCATGTGATAGATCCTCTGTCCTATCGTCACCGTCTTCAGCATCTTCAGCCTCCTTCTCTATCTCAAAATCGTTAGCAACTTCATTCAATGATGGCACGTTGACTTCTGTCACACCTTGCTCCACTTTGATTCTTGCCACTTCCTGGTCTTTCCATACCTGGTCTTTTGAGTCACCGTATAATTCCTCAACGCTCGCTTCAATCGACATGATACCACCTGTCTTAGCCTTAGAAACTGTCTCAACCTGCGATTCAAAACTAGGATTAGCATACTCACCAAACGGCACGTCGACCTTGACTTTCTGTAGTGGGTTTTTCTTCAGCACGCTATCAGCATTCAAAACCATACTGATTAACTTTGGCAGGTAATCTTGCAGAGCTGTCACAATAGCATTGCGAGTATAGAGAGTTGTCTTTTCTTTCTCACGTTGTGCCTCGGCATTATCTAGCTTCTTGACATCGATACCGAGTGTTGACGGGCTAATAATACCTTGTAAAGCTAAATCAAGCGCAGTCACGTATGTACTCAAATAACTTTCGTGCGGGATATTAGCTTGTTGCAATGTGATTGTGTTCTTTGCATCCTCGCCCATTGCTGTCTCAACCTTAATAAAGCGATGGTCAAAAGGATTGCCCTTACTAATTTCGCCTGTGTAGGGATCTCTGGGAAGTAAGTTCTCAGGAATATACTCTCGTGATCGTCCAGAACGAAGAGCATCCATCCACTGACTCCAAGACTCATCCAAGCTATCAAAGGCATCTGTCTTACGATCATAGATAGATTGACCACGGCCTTTTACTTTAGGTGACGTGTAAATCTTAAACGGCAAGCACAAGATAACAGATTTATCGAACTCCACATCGAAAAGGTTAGCGGTGTACTCTGTCGCGCTCATATCTAGCTCAGTTTCGCCCCTGTAGAGCTTATAAGTTAATGAGCCATATCCGTAGATTTCCTCGAGCAAATAGCTCCGTCTGTGTTCTGTGAAGTGCGTGCGGAAAATAACTTCTTTCAATCTTCCACGGTTGTAGATGATTTCAATTCTATCTCCACCAACCCATTCAACAATAGGCAATGCTGTAAGTTCCGGATCAAATGAAATACGAAAAGCACCATCACCCATCACAAGACTATCTTTAATCGCCTCCTGCAGTTGATCGTGGAAGTTGCTATCTTCAGCAATCTCTTCCCACAAATTTCCTTGCGTTTCCTCGGCAAAGTCTAAATCATTCATATCGTGCAGCGTGATATCTACCAACCTATCAACGATGAGACCAGGTATTCCTGTGTGAATCTTTCTAATTTCTTGCCCAGGAGTACTTGTCACTCCCCAAAAGTTAATGTTGCTATGTGGTAATTGCTTGTAGAGCTGGTCCAGTTCGTATGAGTCACCGCGATACCAAATTTGGTTCTTTGCTGCATTATCTTCAAACGTCATTGCCTCTGTAATTGTGATGACATTTGGCTGTGCCTGTTCCAGTTTGAGAAAGCTTCTCATACTCCTTCTGATCATATCCATTATTCCCACTTTAGTTTTCCTTTCTTCCGATTATCTTCCTGTATGGCAACCATGCATACTGATTCGCATTGATTGTGTGATCGTTTGCATCTTCCGGCTCATCTTTTCCTTCTTTCCACGCATACGTGTTTAGCTCTTTGATATGATTCGTACAATGACTTAACACATAGTAGCAACCTTGAGCTAACCAACCAATTTGGAAGTTAATCCGGTCAATAATTTTGGTTTTCTTATAAGCATTGTTAAAGATATACAGACAGCCGTATTGTCGCTTGTATTTGTTTAATTCTGTAATTGTTGCTTGGTCCGCACTATCAACAAATACATCACGCGCCAGCCCCCATTCACCACGGTTGCGCTCTAGGAAATTGATAAACTTGACCACCGTATCAGATGGTGCAATTGGTACATCAAGCTTAGCGTTGTTGTAGACTTCCTCATCCAGCGTGTATAACTTTCCGTCATCTGATATCCCTTGGAAAATCATTGCAATTGTATCCGGACTGCTTGCTGAGTAAGCTGTATCTAGTCCAGCTGTGAACCGTTGGAACGTGACCGTATTCTTTACAAAAGACTTACTCAATACGTGTTTTTTGCTATCAAAATTAACGAAGACAATTCCTGTTGCTCGGCCACGTAGACCAAGTATTTTATTTTTGTAGAGCTTAGTCCCAACTGGTGCAGCATCCTTTTTCTTCTGGATGGCTTCTGGTGTTAGTGACAAATTGTCATTAAACGTAAAAAACCAGTAACGCCATTTAGGGTTAGCTGGTTCTGATAGGTCTCGCATAATTTCTTCCGGCACATCGCCTGCGTACTTTTTATACGGCCGTGCCTTGTTAATAAATTCTTTGTAGACCGGTAAATCAGGATTATCCGGATTGAGCGTTGCCATCAAATAATCATTACGTGTGGACAACTCACGAACAAACTCAATGTCAGCCGTGTTGACCTCATCAATATAGACACATCCATACTGTCCACCGAGAACCAGCTTCCATTTTTCCTTGTTGTCATATCCCAGTACATAAATAATTTTCCCCTCAAACTTGATGTGAGGAATCTTCGAATCTTTATCACCATTACCACAGTAGACGGCTGTTTTATGGATGTCTAAAATTCCGTTATCCTGATTAATGATATTCTTTTCAGCTACACCAACTGTCTTTGCTGCAATGATGTGAAACTTCTTCGAACTTCTGCTAACTGCTCGCATAAACTTGACACCAACACCAACCGTTGTTTTTCCAGCTGCCGTTGTACCTTCCAAAAAGTCCGCATCAACATTATTAAAGCTGTTGCAAAAGTCGATGTACTTTTGAGATAAAGGGAAGCTATTCGTCAAGTCCATCACCGCCCAACTGACTGACGATATCGTCAAACTTCTTAGTCTCGGTAACCGTTGCATTGATGTCTACTTTATCAGTCCACATTTGATGTCGTTTCCCTAGTAACTCCAAAGCTTTGTTCCTATCGCTGTTCTTTGTTGGATATTTTACAAGTTGAGGGATTTCATTGTAGACTTTTACAGACTTCCCAGTCACGGGATCAGTCATCAACTCAGCTACTTTTGTCGTGACCACAATTGTCTCTTTTGCCTGACCTGATGCAATCTCTGACAACATCACAAGAATTTGTTTTTGAGTCAGGATTTTTTCGTCCTGAATCTCATCCATTCTTTTTTTGATATATTCAGAAATGTCAACTTTTGTCAACAATCTTTGTCCTTGACTTCTAGCAGTCTTTTCACTATACCCTGCCTTAATAGCTGCATCTGTTGCATTCCCGCTGATGATGTACTCATCTGCGAATCGTCTTTGTCTTTCATTCAATTTTCCATCACCACCTTTTTAATAATTAAAAAAGCCACTCGATGAGTGACTTAATGCAAGGCGACTACTACCTTGCGTGTTAATTAGAAATCAATTTGAAAGTTTTCCTTTTTTTATTTTTTGTAGTCATTTAAAACCTCTGAGGGAATCAAACCCTCTAGCTTATAA